CAACCGGGGTTGGCTCTTCGAACTGATCAAGTCCGAGCACTTCGGCCAGATCTTCGTCTCCAAGACCCTCCCCGGCTATCCTTTATCAGGTAGATTGAGACTTTTGCGGGCGCGCGGCGAATCGCGTATTGCGTTGATATATCAAGGCTAAAGGCCATTTTGGACCCATCTTTCCAGTTTGAGACTTTTTCCCGGAAATACGTCATTTTTACCGGATTCGACAGCCAGTTTGAGATTTATCGGTGGGCGAGTGCGGCCACATATCGTGGGTATATATGTGAAAATATATGGGAATATACCAACGGAAGAGAACACAAAATGTCCCCCACCTCCGGGTGGGTGGGGGACAAGGTGGGGGACAAAGTATATGCATGCAACAAGACTGATAAATAAGGAGTTTTAGGGTGTGTCCGCTTGGCTGGTTGTTATTGCGGGTTCCTTCCTATTAAGAATAATCAGGGTGCAAATCGCCCTTTCCGGGGCCTTAAAGGGAATTCTCTACCTATTTAATGGGGAATTGAAGACCATTTAGACAGGAACGGGATGCTCCATCAAGATTCCGCTCTCCATCAGTGGGCGGGATATTTTCCGTCGGGCACTCCGTTGCTTCCGAAGCACGTTGTAAATGTACCTCTTGGATACCCCGTACCTGGAGGACAGCCTTCGCACGTTGCACCCGTCGAACTCCTCGACGATCTTCCGGTCGATCAGCCTCTTGAAGCCGAACCGCGGCACGCCAAGCTTCTCACCGCGGCACGCCTTCAGCAGCTTGACCGCCACCGTGAGGCCGCACGTCTCCGCGACCAGGCGCATGTCCTCGTTGGGCATGTCATCGATCGTGATGTCCTTTAGCCAGTCCATCGTCCCCCTTCAGTTGAGCCAGGGCGCGTACTTCTTCATCAGCCGGTTCTTCTCGTCCCGGATCGGATCGCCGGGAGGTACCTCGTTCGGTTTCACATTGATCCGGCGGAGGCACCGCTGGCAGAAGAGGTCCAGACACTCCCTCGAACTGAACGCCATGATGAGCTCGAATCGGCAACCGAAGAGGACACAGACCATGTTGCGGAAGCCGCCGCGCCTCACTCCGCCGCCACCGTGCTCGTGGTGGGAGGATCCTTCCGGATGTACCGCCATTCTTCCGCGTTGGCGACGCCCCGCCTCCGGAGCGCCCGCCAGACGCACGCGCAGATCCGATGGACGTTGGTCCCGCGGACGACGCCGGTGATGCCGGTGCCGAGGCAGGTGTTGTGAGAGGGCTTGGCCAGCGCCCGGATCTTCTCCAGGTCGATCTCCACCATGCCGTCTTTCCTGGGCGGGGAATCACCTGTCATTTCATCTCCTCTCGATTGCTCCGGCCGCGATGGCCTTCTTCCGCCAGGAGGCGGTCAAATCGTAGTGCTCTTTCGATCCGCTGTGCCGCCACCGATGCGGGATCCCGAGCTTCCGGGCGAACGCCTCCAGCTCCTCGAACGAATCCGCCAGGAGGTGACACGTCGCGTGCTTCTTACTCCACATCGTGCATCCCCACTGCCGGAGGCGATCGACATAGACAGCCATCTATCGGCCTCCCTCCCAGTTCCGAACGATCAGCTCGCGGGCCGCGGATCCGACGCCAGAGCGATTGTTGACGGAGTAGGTGATCCCCAGGCTCTTCATCCGGAAATGGGAAAAGAGCCTGCGCATCTCCGGGTGATCGTTGATGGACAGGATCACCTTCCCCTGGACACGGCTTATGACATCGGCCAGCGACTTGTATTGATCCAGACCGAACGGCACGCCGTAGCCCTCGGTCAGCCAGTACGGCGGATCGAGATAGAAGAGGGTGTGCGGGCGGTCGTACTTCTCGATGCACTCCCGCCAGGGCAGGTGCTCCACCGTGCAGCGCGCCAGGCGCAAGTGCACCGCGGAGAGTTCCTCCTCGATTCGAAGGAGGTTCAGCCGCGGCCCGCTCGTGGTCGCGGTGCCGAACGTGCGGCCCTTCGCCTTGCCGCCGAAGCAGAGCCGCTGCAGGTAGTAGAATCGCGCGGCACGCTGGACGTCCGTGAGCGTTGCCGGCGGCGTCTCCTTCGCCCACTCGAACATCTGCCGCGAATTGAGCGCCCACTTGAATTGCCGGACGAACTCTTCGAGGTGGTGCTGCAGCACGCGGTAGAGGGTCACCAGGTCGAGGTTGATGTCGTTCAGGACCTCCGCCCTGGCGGGCTCCTCGCGAAGGAAGAAAAGCGCCGCGGCGCCGCAGAAGGGTTCCACATAGCAGGTGTGCTCCGGGAACATCGGAAGGATCTGTTTCGCCAACCGCCGCTTGCCTCCCAACCAGGGGATGAATGGTTGAACCGTCGTCATTGTGAGCCTCCGCGTTGTCGTGGTAGGCTCTCCGCGCCGCGTACGTGGCGGGGGAGCCTCCGGCCTGGCTCACAGGTCTACTCTGTGTGTCGGGCGGCCGGGCCGTGTTTCAGCACGGTCCGGTCGCTCCCTCTGTCGGCCTCCTCAGCGCCGGCGCAACCGGCGGACGGGGGTGAATGCCCCCGTTTCGGCCTTCAGGCGTAGTGCCTGCCCGGCTGCGGGGGGAGATCGTCCCGGTCTTCGCGAGGGCGTGTTGGATGCGGCTGTTCAGGGCTCTTGCACATACCGAAGCACCCACAAGCGAGCTGGAGTTTATAGCGCTGCTCGAAGAACCACGGCTCCGGATCTGCCGAGACCTGGATCCGTATCGGCTGAAGGGGGTCGCCGAACGTACTGAGTTCGAGGAAAATGTCCGCGCCTTCCGCGACCATCTTCCGTTGCTCCGGTGTGAGGGTCCAGCGTGACAGCACCTCCCGCATCGCGGTGTTGGCCCGCAAGCATCGGAGCGGGATGTACTCCGGCTGGTTCTTCGCGTAGACGACCTCGTGCTTCTCCAGTCCGTCCACGACCGGCCGGTCGGCGGGCTGCAGGTATTCCCATTTCATGGCTGGCCTCCCATGAACTCGCTCCCGCGCGGCAGCTCGAGCTGCTGATTCTCCTCGCGCAGGTCCTTCAGGCGCGCGTTCAGGTCCGCCAGCTTCCGCTCGACGTCGTACATCTCCTGCTTGGCCATCGAGAGATGATGGAGCTCGCGCAGCGTCTGGAGCATGTTCTGCTTGTGGTCCTCGACCAACTTCTCCGCCTTGCCCTGCAGCTCCTTCGCCGCGGCGTGCGGGTCGTCTCCCTCGTCCAGGGTGGCCTTGAGCGTGACCTGTGGGCGCAGGTTGGAGAAGTTCTCGTAGGGATGGTTGAACGTACGGCCCGCGGAGACGACGATTTCGGTGATCTTCATTGTCAATCCTCCTTCCTTGTTGTGGGTTCGAGCTTTATGTCGTCGAAGACCACCGGGATCCGCCGCTGGAACTCCTCGAGGAGGGGACAGGCGATCTCCCGCATCTGGGGGTGCGCCGCAGGCGCAGTGCGGAGCCTGAAGAAGTGCCGCCACTCCCGGAGGTTCATCGTGACGACGATCTCGGTCTTGAGGCTGTTTGGCAGAACCGAGCGGGCTTCTTGAGGTGTGGCACCCATCATGAGCAGGACACGATAGCCCCACTCGCAGGTCTGCATCACCATGGCCCATACGAGGGCTTTGTTCAGCGGCAAGAGCGACGTTTCGTCTGGGCCGGGAAGGAGCCTGGTTGGTTCCAAGCCCGTGAAGAAAGACGGCTGGATTACCTGGACCTCTTTGCCGTAGTTGCAGTACCGGGTGCTCTCCTGGCTGTAGCTGGCGATCCGATGGCGGACGAGCTCATGGGTTACGCCGCGATCGCAGACGATGCGTACTGTGACTTTCTCGTGCTCGAGCACCGACTCGTGCCCGCGCTTGATGAGCATCGCCACGAAGGCCCTGGCCGACTCGGCGGTCATCTTGTCCTCCGACTTGTAGCAGGTCCGCCCCGCCCGCTCGATCCTTCGGAGGATCTCCTCCCCGTCAATTCGGTCCTCGATCCTGAAGTTTGGCGTAACGATCTTCATGTCGTCACCCTCGCTTCCGGGAACGGCCGCCCCTTGCGCTTTGGCGGGCGGGGGACCTCCGTCACGCGCATCAGATCGAGCATTTCCTTCCGTGAAATGAACAGGGGCGGAGCCTCCTTCGTCCCGTACGCGTACGTGAGCCGGATGGCGAGCCGGCCGGTGTACTCGACCCGTGCGGAGATCCCGCGCTCGGCGTCGGAGGCGATGATCTGTCTCATGCCGTCGCCCTCCGCTCACGCAGCCAGTCGAGGGAGACGTAGGCCAGCTCGTGCAAGCAGTCGTCGACGTCCGGATCTTTCCCGGCGAGTAAAGCCTCGGTGAGTGCGCCGAGCGCGACGTGCAACTGGCCCATGGAGGACGCGTCCATCGGGTGTCTGCGCCCCCCCCCCCCATTATTTGGCGGGACCATGACGGTGGCCTGGGCGGGGCTGGGATTCCGTGGGATGGCCTGGGACTTCCTGGGCGCGGCCGGTTTTCGGTTGACACGCGGGGCTTTTTTCGACGGTACGGTTGCATCGTTCGACGCGCTCGCTCGGGCGGGCTTCTTGCCGTCGATCTCTTCCAGGGGGTTGGAAAGGTCCGGAGTCGTGTAGACCATGCTGTCGCTGCGCTTGCCGGGCCACACCTTGATCTTCCCTTCCGCCTCGAGGGCCTTGGCGATGGGTTCAACCTCATCTCTTTTGAGGCGGATCATGCCGGCCAGGGCGCCCCGTGTGATGGCCTTGTGCTCCTGGATCTTGCGCAGGACCAGGTCCTTCTTCGTCGCATCCATCCTGTTCTCCTCCTTTTTGTTGTGGTCATCCTTTTTGTTGTGGTCATCCTTTTCGTTGGGTCGCGCCTGGTGCTCCTTGATACCGTTCGTAGTCGTTTGTATGACATTGTTTAACTTGCGGCGCGCCTCCCCCTCTTTCCTCCCGAGCGATCTCCATGCGGACAACCCCAGGCCCGCCGCCTTGGCCGGTTCGACGCAACCGACCTCCCGGGCTTTCTCCTCGTTCGTCCGGCCGGCCTTGCAGTTCATGCACCGCGCGGGGGGCCCGGTGCGCCGCACCGCGATGCAGTTCTTCACGTCGTTCTCGTGTGGGCAGTCGCGGGGCGTCATGGCGCCGCCATCCGGTACAGGACAAAGAGCAGGGCAAAGAGGACGTGGAAGGCGATCGCCGCCAGTAAGCAGACGACGACCTTCCCCGTATCGGTCAGCGCGTTCCACGCTCTACGAAACATTTAAGACGTCTCCCTTCCAGCCGGAAATCCTCACCGTCTGCCGGTCGATGATGCCGCGCCACGCGCGGAACAACGTGATCCAGACCGTGCAGAACGCCGTCCCCGCCGAAACGATGAGCAGCGCGAAGGAGAGAAGCAGCAGGAGAACGTTGCTCCCGAGGTTCTTCGCGCGCGAAACGAGTTCGGCATACTCGGTGCGTGGGGTCACTGGCGGGCCTCCTGCTCGATGGAGACATTGTCAACGATGGTTACCACCGGCGCCTTCCGGCGGATCGAAAGGTGCCTCCGGATCTCATATCCCCGATCGCCGTCGCACGCCATGGCGATGAGCTCCGCCGTTGGCCGTACAATGACCTCACGTTCGACCAGGTCGTCGAGGCGATCGCCCAGCAACTCTTGCAGGGAGGATGCGTTCTCCGGCGGGATCTCCCAGGAGTACTCGACGCGCACGCGGGCGCGCATCCCGTTCAGGGTGTCGAAGACGACCTCCCCGTCGTCTTCGAGGCGCTCGGCCGCCGACGCCGCGATGGCGTCCTCGACGGCTTTCAGGGCCGGCTCGAACGAGCGGATCTTCTCCTGGACGATCGCTCCGACGTGGATCAATTCCTGAAGCGTTTTGTCGGCGACGGCGACCAATAACCCCGGACGCCCTTTTTCCGAAGGCTGGTTGTAAACGGTCGTGGTCTGTTTCATGGCTGCTGCTCCTCCTTTCATGCGGCCTTGGCCGCCTTCATGGTTTTCAGTGCGTTGACCACCTTGCGGACGTGCTCGGGCTCGAGGAACCGCAGGTCCTCCACGCCGACGATCCGCAGCAGGAAGTGCCGCAGCGCCGTCGCGCGGTCCTCGGCCGTCGTGGCGCGGGAGACGTCCTTCCACATCCCCTCGATCATCCGGAGCTGCTTCGGCGAGGCGAATCCCGGGCGGCCGCCGTACCGGTCGTACTTCTTCTCCTTGCGCCGCCACACGCCCTGGGAAACGGCGTGCGCCTCCATCTCCCGGATGAGATCGGCCGCCTCGGAGTGGGTGAGGTCCTTCGACGTCCTCTTCCGGAAGCGGGCGGCGAGCATCTCCCGGTACGTGGCGTCGTCCAGGCGCAGCGCGCCCTTCAAGACGTGGATCAGCTTGATCTGCGTCCCGTCGATCGCGGCCATCACCTACCCTCCGCCTTCTTGACGGCCTGCGTGAGCAAGTCGAATGCCCGCTCGTCCTGGGGAAACTTCCGTACGAAGGCGTGTGCGAGGGCGAATCGTGCAGCCGCCAGCAGGTCCCGTGCGACCTCTTCCTCATGCGAAAGCGCCTGCATGGCCAGCAGGAACTCGTCTTCCTTCCGAACCTGTTTGTCGAACGACAGGATTTCGTTAACGCGCTGATCAAGCCGTGCGCGCTGTTCAGGTGTGATCCGCATGGCCACCTCCTTTCAGGCGATCTCCTCGAGGGAGGTCTCGAACGGAACGATCACGAAGTCCTCGTCCTGGACGATCCGGATCCCACGGACGTTTTTGACGGCCTCCGGCTCGGCCAGGATGGCGGTCTTGTCGACCTCCTCCTTGGTCCGGATGAACCGTGCCAGCCCGAACGCCCGCAGCGCCTCGATGATCTTGTCGATCCCCTTGAGGACGACGGAGGGCGGGCGCAAGCGCCAACGGATCTCGCCGGAGGAGAGGTTCGCGGTCTTGGTCTTTCCGCCCTGGGTCAAGCTCTCCCGATGCGCCTCGCAGTAGAGGTGGACGCCCTCGGAGAGAGAGCGGATCGCGTCGGCGTGGGGCTTCCCCTCCTCCTCGAACCGCTCCTTGATCCGCGCGAGCTCGTCGTTCATGTCCGCCTGGATCCGGTCCCGCTCCCGCTGCCTACGGCCGATCTCCGCGATCGCTTCCACCACCTGGTCGTGCGTCTGCGGCACCGGGAACTTCACCGCGTCCTGCTTGATCTTCCTTGTCGCTGTCGCCATCGCCATCGATTCCCTCCTTTCGCTTGGTTGAGTTATCCCAGGGCCACGAGCAGATCCGCGCTATCCTGCAGCCGGCCGGCTGCCTCACTGACCGCGTCGGGGGCCGTCGCGCGGTAGATCGCCAGGGGGGACTTGCATACGCAGTCGAACAGGACCAGCGCCACGCCGCCGACCCCGTACTGGATTCCCACCAGGTGGGACAGGACGTGGGCCTCGTCGAGAGCCGCCCCGCACGCGCAGGTCTTCAGGATCACCGGCAGTCCCCTTTCAGATGATCAGCATCTTCGCCGCGAGGTGGATGATCTCGGGCGTGATCGTGGTGTCATTGACCTCGGCCAGCCGGACGGACCGGACGATCAGGAGGTTCATCCGGCGGTTGTTCCCGCCGCTCTCCCGCAGGAAGTCCTTCCAGAGGCCGTTACTCTGCGGCAGGGCGGTTTTTACGATCGCCTCGGCGTCGCCCTCCTGGAGCCGCTGGAGGTTCGCCGCGATCCCAACGCGCGAATAGAGCTGGGCGTATTCGCCCTTCTTTCCCCGGAGGTTGTGGACCAGGCGCGGCATGCCCACCAGGAGGATCCCGATCCCCGCCTTGTCGTAGACCCTTCGCAGGAGCTCCAGCGCGCGGTACGGAAGGTGCTCGGCCTCGTCGACGATGATGAGGCGGCCGGATCCGGAGAGCTTGGCCACCACGTCCTCGAACATGTTGTGGACCGTGCCGGTGCCGTCCAGGCCGATGCGGTGATGGAGATCCGTGAACAGGGACCGGGCCGTGTATCCAAGGTCCGCCTCGACGAGGATCACGTCGGAGTTGCGGGACGCGTACGCCTTGGCCGCCAGGGTCTTGCCGATCCCCGCCTCCCCGTAGGCCACGCCGATCTCGCCGTCCAGGTGGCAGGTCCGCGCCACCTCGAAGAGCCGGGTCGCCGTGGAAGTCATGACGAACTCGACCACCTTTTTACGGCTCTTCGAACGCTCTTTCTGGCGCTGTAGAAACCCCTTTACCGCCTCGTTGAACTTCGGGACATCGCCCTTGTAGGTGCTGGAGAGCCATTGGGAGAGCGCGGAGCCCGAGCACCCCAGCGCGCGTGCCACCACGGCCTGGGAAAGCGCCAGCTCCTCCATCAGGTTCTTCAGTTCCTGCTGCAGGTCGCGCATGCTTTACTCCTTTCCGGGCCGCCGGAGGCGGCCCCTTGCGTTGTCAGGACTGCCCTTCCGCCGCCAGCTTGTCCGACTCGAACATGTAGAGGGTCTTCTTGAGCCTGGCCGTCGGCACGATCGCGGAGATGTCCATCGTCCCCGCCCGCTCCATCTCGCGGCGTTGGGCGATCACCTCGTCCATGGCCGTCCTGGCCGGCTCGATCACGGCGCTCTGCTGCGTCCCGGGGACGTACCCGCGCCGCTCGTTCACCGCCTGGATCCCCATGGCGAAATCCTCCATGGCGACCTGGGGCGCGGGCGCTGAATCCGGATCCGGGAGGAAGGAGCGGACCATCTTCTCGCGGTGGCGGTTGCGGGCCTGCGCCTCCTTCAAGGCGGCCTTGGCCTGGGGCGTCCTGGCCAGGGCGTCGACCTGCTCGGCGATCACGGCCTGGCCGAGGTACTCGTCGTCCTCCGCCCGGAAGGCCCACGCGTCCTCGTAGCTTTCCGGATCGCGGCGCAGGTAGACCTTGGACCCCTTCATCGCGGTCATCCACTCGCCCCAGTAGGTCTTGCCGATCTCGGAGTCCCGCACGCCATTGCGTCCGATGGTGATGGGGCGGGACGTTCTCATGCAGAAGAGCTTCAAGGCCTCGGCGCCCACCATCCGCGGGACCGGGGCTTCCTTCTCCCACGCCTCGTCGGCGCACATGCCGCAGAGAACTTTTCCGTCGGAGGGCATCCGGTTGAGGATCCGCTCCACGGCGAAGGAAAGGAGGGAGACGAACTGGTCCCACTCGAGGACCTTCCCGGTGCGGATCTCCTCGGCGAGCTTCTCCGGCTTCTCCACCGTGTTGCCGCCCCGGTAGCCGGGCAGCCCCTTGGAGACCCATTCCTTGAACTTGAGGAAGGTCCGCTCGATCGTCTTGGACTGCGCGCGATACGGGAGCGAGAAGTGCGGCTGGATGCCGAGCTGGGCGACCATGGCGGTGGATTTGCCCTGATCCGCAGCGATCCGGTGGAGATAGGTGCGTCCGCCCGCGAAGTCCTTGGCCCGGTAATCCTTGCCGTTGTCGATGTAGAGGTCGGTGGGAAGGCCGAACCGCCGGGCCGCCCGGTAGAAGGACTGAAAGATGTGGTCGGAGTTGGGCGCTTCCGGGTGGGGGAAAAGGTTTAAGATCTTCGTCGTCTTAAAGTCGATCCAGCCGGTCAGCCAGGGGAAGACGACCTTGCCGCCCGGCAGCCGGACGGCGATGTCGGCCTGGTGGTGATCTCCTACCCAGCATCCGTTCGCCGGAAGGGCGCTTAAGTCCCTCTCTATATAGGAAGCGTACTTTCGGTTCCAGGCGCCCCGGCCGTGCCGCGCCAGGTAGATCGTCTCCTCGGGGATCTCGCTCTCCAGCCGGCGGAGGAAGGTGATCGCCGACGGGAAGGTGTCCATGGCGAAGGAGGGATCGGTGCGGCGGGCAAACCCCGCGGTCTTCAACCAGCAGGATTTTACGGAGGGGCCGCCCTCGATGAGGAAGGCCGTCTTGAAATAGGCGAACCATTCGTCGTGGATTGCGGGGGCGGTTCCCTTGCGGTTCGCCAGACGTCCCCACTTGCCCGCCAGGCCGATGACGCCCTTCTCCCGGTAGATCTTCCGGGCGGCGACGACGCGCTGGTAGGAGGTGCGGTTGCCTGGATTCTTCGCGTTCCACTCGCCGACGAAGGCGCGCAGCGCCACGCCCTTCATGCCGGCTCCGGCGGAAATCAAGGAGAGGTATTTGTCAACCGTCCTCCTCGCCCAGGCGGGCAAGGAGGCGTAGACATTCGATTCGATGTCGATGGCGGCCAGGTCCTCGGCCGGGGTCGGAGGAGCGCCCTCCCGGCGCGCCACCTCTCCGAAGTAGGCCGCGCGGGCTCCCGCGGGGATGGCGGGGTCGGTGATGTGGACGAGACATTTCCGCCCGCTGTTGCCGCCACCCTTCGAGGAATCGATGGAATGGATCCGGGTGAACTTCCCCCGGAGCTTCTTTTTCTTGATGGACGTAAAGTTCCAGCCGGTAAGAGCACTCAAGGTTTGAAAATCAACGTAATCGCGTTCGCAGAGTTGCGCGTCAGGCTGATTTACGGGCACGCGTCCCCTCCGACGGATCGGTTTTCTTGAGAAGCCCTTCCTTCTCTAGGTCCCAGAGGATTGCTTTCGCGGTGGGGCCGGGGTTGCCGAAAATCCCGTAGAGAATCTTGAAGACGGAGTCCGGCTTGTAGCCGTGCATCCGGGCCCAACCGGAAACGGTCATGCCGCGCTTCCGGAGAATCTTGATCACGTCCCTGTGTCCCGGTTTCTTCACTGCTTGCATTCCCCTTCGATATGCGTTAAACCTTTTCCCAAACATCTATGAATGGCATAGTATGCGCCTGCGAATAATATGTCAAGGGAAAATGCGTTAGCGAATATGGAGACATACAAAAATCCCTCTTTCGGCGATCGAATTCGTAAATTAAGGGGAGACCTTAACCAGTCTCAATATGCCGTAAAGATTGGTGTTACACAGCCAACCGTGACAAAATATGAACGTGGCATGGTTCCGAACGCTGACATTCTCCTGCGAATTGGACGATTGCACAATAAATCGGTGAAATGGCTGCTCGAAGGCGATGTGTCTTTGGAACGTACGGCAGACATTTCCAGTTACACCCTGATCCCCCTCTACAACGTGGAGGCCTCCGCCGGTGGAGGAGAGATTCCAATCGACGAGAGCGTCCGGGAATATATCCCCTTGAAGATCGCCTGGCTCAAGGCGGAGCTGCGCGCCGGCGTCTCGGGAGTGCTCGCGGTCCCGGTCAGCGGCGATTCCATGAAACCAACGATGGCCGACGGGGATCTCGTCCTCATCGAAAAGACCTCCGAGATCCGGGACGACGCCATCTACGTTTTCCGGCGGGGCGATCACGTCTACGTCAAGCGGCTCCAAGCCTTGCCCGGCGGGCGTTTCGAGGTGATCAGCGACAACGTCATGTACAAGCCCTACACGGTCGATCCCGAGCAGTTCCCGGAATACTCCGTCATCGGCCGCGTGATATGGCACGGACGGAATCTTTAACGATGGAGGTGACGCATGAACAGAAAGGCAACGTTCCCGATATTCTTGGTCTGTGTTTTTGTGCTGCTCGCCGGTTGCGGCGCCGCGCCTCAAATCGTGCGGCCCGAATTCAAGAGCTCCGACACCTTCGTTGTGGGCATGGAACAGAAAAAAAGCATCGGTGAGCCGATGGTCGATAAGGTGGCCTTGCATTACTATCCGGGGTTTGTCGCCAAGAACGACTACCTTCCACCAGGCATGCTCGGCACCCAATTCCCTCTTGTCAAAAGCGGTTCGGAATGGAGCTGCCAGGGCAGGTACGAGGGCGGGAACTATAGATGCAAAGCCGTGCTCGGATGGGGCCGTGCAAGGGCGCTCGGAGTCGAACAGAATTTTGAATACGACCTCGTCATCACGCCGAGCGGAAATCCATCCGGGGTTGTCGCAGGGGATATTTATGGAATCAATTCTTTTCCCGATCCTCAGCCCGTCGTCTTCAGGCCTTCCGAGATCGCCCAGCCGGGTTCCTTCCGTCAGGAGCTCCTCTACAACGGCAAGAGCAAGGACACGATCCGGATCTCCTACCGTGAATTCAAGGACACTCTTGCTCGCCCGGCTTTTTCCCAAGACCTGTCGTACGACCTGAGCGAGTCCAGGGAGATCGGCTTCCGCGGGATGATCATCGAAGTGGTCGAAGCCACGAACTCCTACATTCGCTTCCTCGTCCGGAAGCCGATGAGCCAGTGACTCCTCCTGGTGAATAGCACCGGACCGGCTCATTTAGACACTACCTCCAGGTTCCGCTTCATCACCGCGACGATCTCCCGACGGTCGTCCTCCATCAGGGCGAGGAACGGTCTGGCGGGGATCTGCGACCCCGGGGGATTGACGCTTTTCACCGGATGTCTTCCGCCCGCCCAGGCGAGGGCTTTCTTTCCCTTGGGCCGGATCACATGAGGGCGGGTCCGTCCGCCGAACTGGTGGATCGCCGCATAGGGCTTGTTGGTCCCGACGGTCGCGGAGGTCGCATCGTAGGATGCGGAGATCGAGGCGGCCAGGCCGCCGGCGCTTCGGACCAGGATCTGCCCCGGCCAGGTTCCCTTCCGGAGACGCTCCGCGATCGTGCCGGGGGCAAGCGGCGTCCACTTCGGCCGTCCGCCCTGCTCGAAATTCTCCTCCACGGCGTCCAGCATGATCTGGGAGATCGCCCGCATGGCCGGTTTCAGGTCGGACGCCTTCGCGGCGAGTTTCTTCAGCATCGACTGGACCTGGCGGTCGTCGACCTTGATCTCGATCACGCTTGATTCCTCTCCCGATCGGGAACACAATGGAAATAGGCCCTGGCGACGCGGTGAATCTCCCGGCCGTGCTTCCGTGGCGAAAGCCACGTCAGAGAGCTTTCGGAGGGGTGCGGGAGTCCTCCCCAGGGCCTGTTACAACTCATCCTTGATGACCTTTCCCTTCCTCCGGATCGTCGTGATGTCGGATTCCCGCGCCGGCCGGAACGACGTCAGGTAATTCCGCGCGCCGTCCCCCGTGGTCTTGATCGCCCCGAAGAAGTACTTCTCGTCCACCCGCAGGAACACGAAGGTCTGATCCCCGTCCTGGACGACGAGCTGCGCCTGCTCGAGCAGGACGGGAAGCCGCTGGTAGTCGGCAAGAGCGAACTCCGGATGAGCGGTCATGTTCTTGGAGAGCGTCTGGTCGGAGAACAGCACGACCCGGGATTTCGATCCGATGGCCTTCATGTACGGATCGTCCAGGACCGCGACGGGGAACGTCCCCCCGATCTCGCCCTTGAAAAACCGCGTGAAGTCCGGGCCCGTCACAGCTCCCTCGAGATACTGCTTCGCCACGTCGTAGTCGTACTTCTCCAGGTCCGGCTGCCAGGCGGCTTTCCCCTGGTTGAAATTGAACCCCGGATCCGGCGCCGTAGAGGCGTCCGTCTTGGGATTGGTGTAGACCGTGACGGTCTTCATCTCCCCGGTGGCCTTGCTGACCTGCACGTCCTCGTTTATTAAGTTTCCCTCGGAGGACTGCACGGTAAGCCCCTTCGCATCGAGGCGATCTTGGGAGAGCGCCCGCACGCGGCAGCGGCAGTTGAACGCCAGGGGCGGGTAATGCGTATTCCAGAAGGGGTCGTCGGCCGTGAAGACCAGGCCGTTCAAGGCGGCGTGCGTGGGCCGGGTCCTTGCGTCCATCACCGCCACGTACATCCAGTACGGCCGCTCCTCCCGGTTCTCCCACATGTCGTTCCAGCGCCCGCCCATGTAGGCGCTCTGCAGATTCGTCCGGTAGATCGTCTTTAAGCGCCGGGGGGATCCAAGCTGCACTTCCTTCGCGCCGCCTTCTCCGTCACCCACCAGCTTTTTCCCCCACCAGCCCTTCGCTTGCAACTTCGGGGTGAGCTCTTCGATGAACTGCCGCTCCGTGATTCCATCGGCGATCGCCTTCCGTACCCCATCTTTCAGGTCCTGTAGCACGTCCATCCGCATCGCCTTTGCGACGGTGAACGCTTTGGCGTGGGCCTGTTCCCAGGTGTCCTTCCAGTCCCAGGAGAAGCGGTGTCCCTTGGAGGCGAAGTACTCCACCGCCTTCTCCGGCGCAAGGCCGATGGCGTAGGACAGGTCAGGTTTTTGCGGCATTGATCCGCCCCCAGCTTTCCGATACGAAGATCGCGCGGGTGAGCATCTGCTCGAGGGCGTCGTCCTGCATGTCCGGATACGCCTCGGAGAGGGCGGTCAGGATCTCTTCGTGGCTGTTTCCTTTCGTGATCAGATCGAGGACCGGCTTCAAGATCCCCTCCATCTGCGCCTGGAGCTCCTCGGCAGGGATCGACTCGGTCAGATCGTCGATCGCCGCCTGGTCCGGGAAAGGCTGCGGCGCCGTCTGTCCCGGATCTGCGAACTGTGCTCCGGAGCAACGGGAGCAGCCGCGGTGCGCGGAAAACTTCGCCGGGGGCTGCAGCGGCGCCGGCGGGGGCGCACCGGGAACCGGTGCGGCAGGTACGGGGCCAACCGCCTCGATGTCCTCTTCCTCGAATCCGTAGGTCTTCGTGAAGTAAATCTTTGAGAACCGCACTCCCGATTCGGTGAGCGTCTTGTCGCGTTTGGACAGGTCGAGATCGACGTCCTCCTCCTGCCACATGGAAAACGTCGGAGGCTGGGAAGCCGCTCCGAAGTTGAGCTCGTGGATCCAGCCGACGAGCGTGTTCACCGTCTCGATCGCCATGTTCACGTCGGCGTCGACGATCTCCTGTTTCACGTCGCCGGCCGTATTCTCTCCGCCGAGCTTGCCCGGCGTGGACTCCGAGGCGCCCGCGTGGCCCAGGATCGCTGTGGAGATTTCCGAGTTGCACCATTCCACCAGCGCCCGATGCAGGTCCGAGGAAGCTCCCTTGCCGGCGGCCTCGATGATCTCCACGGAGGAGTCGTCGGGGATCACCGCCACGGCGTCGGTGACCATCGCCTCGAGCGAGTCCGCCAGGTCGTCGATCTTGGCCTTGTCCGTTCCGCGGGGGAGTTTCCCGATGACCCAGGGGGTGCCGAACCGCTCGACGAAGTTCACCCAGAATTTCAGGCCCCCCTTCTTGAAGGTCACCGGCCAAAAAACACGCGACAGCGCGCGCTCCCCGTAGGGGTTTTCGTAGGAGCCGTTGAAGACGGAGCACAGGAACTTCTTCTCCGGCACCGGGCTGCCGTTGGGGTTGCTCTTCGTGCGCAGGAGCAGCTCGTTCTCGTTTCCGAAGGCGAACCACTCCCGGGGCTTCGCGACCACGTCTCTGGGCAGGATCAGGCCGCCGACGTTCTCCCAGAGGACCTCGAGCGGCTGATACCCGAAGTAGGCGGCGTCCAATACTTGCGAGAGAATCCGGTTGACTTTCAGCCGGGCGAAGAGCTCGGCGATCGCCTTGGCGGGGCGGGACTTGGCCTTGCCCCGGTCGATCCCCCACTCCATCGAGAGCACCCCCGCCTTGCGGCTGGCGATGTTCGACCCCACGCGCGCGTCGGTGGTGAGTTCCCGGTAGACCTTCTGGTCCTTGCCCATCTTCCGCAGGACCGGATCCGGGTCGGGCAGGTACATCCCCAGGGAGTAGAAATCGATCGCCCCGTTCCGCGTGGCGATCTCCTGGAAGAGGGAGGTCTTCTTCGAGTCGGCGAAACTTATGAAGTCGCGATCGTTCAGCCAGATGCCTTTTGCCATGGTTTTTCGTCCCCTTTTGAAAGGGCGTTAATATCCGATTAATATCCGATTAATATCCGCTGGAAAGCTCCCTCGACGCGCGCTTCCCGGCCGTGGCCACGACCAGGGGCCCGGACTCGCGGGTGTCCGCGTGGTTGGCGAGAGCGAGCGCCCAGAACCGGTCGGCGTGCGAGTCGGTCTTCTCCTCCGCCGCGACGTCGAACCGGATATTGCCCGCCGCGGTCGTGATCTTCTTGACCGAGTGGAGGTCCTCGCGGACCTTCGCGTCAGGCGGGATCGTGATCCCCCGATCCTCGAACTCCGTGCGCACCGCGTATGCCATGGATTCCTTCACCGGCCCGGTAAACGTGACCTCCTCGACCAGAAACCGGCCGAACTTCTCCTGGGCCTCCTCGGCCAACTGCATGCCGATACCGGTGTTATCGATGCAGGCGCGGCGCATGTTCGGGTGCGCGAGGATGAGGTAGAGCGCCTCCCGCTGGAGGCGGAAAGGCGTCCGCTCGAGGATTACGATCTTGCGCGTGTATTTGACGCGGCCGAGTTTCTCTAGCACCCAGATGACGGTCAAGTCCTTCTTGCGGCCGATGTCCACGCCGACGAACAGATCCCCCCTCACCTCTTCCAGGTCGCAGAGGGCATCCTCCATCTCGCATGTGCCGATCAGGTCGTAGGTCAGGAAAGCCGTCGCGGCGTCGACCGCCACGCACCGGTACTCCTGGTTCCACGCGTCCTCGTCGGCGCAGCTCTCGCACAGCTCGGAGAGCCATTCCGCGCGCTCCGCCTCGGTTGTCGGATGGCCGAGGATCTTGTCCACCAGGCCTTCCGAGACGGCCGTCTCAATCGGCGTGGTGTGGAGCGACCACTTCAGGCGCTTTTTCAGGATCCGCTGGATGAAGCGATAGAAAAGACTCGTCTTGCCGTTTTGGGTGGAGAGGATGCGAAGCGGAAATCCCCAGGTGATGCAGGGCCGGGCCGCCGCCCACATCTTGACCGGATCGTCATGATGGGCAAATTCGTCCAGGACCACCTTGCCGCCCTTGGAGCGGAATCCCTTGGGGTTGCTGGAGAGCGCGTGGAGGCGGGTGCCGTTGGCGAGCTTGATGACGAGCGCCTTGATGTCCTTGTCGTTGTCGATGACCACCAGGCCCAGCGATTCCGCGGCGACGTGGAACATGCGCGCCCACTTCTCGCAATATTCGATGTACTCCTTGGCGGCCGACTCGTCCGCGGAGGAGAACCACACGGCGGGTACCGTCTTCCGCACGCAGTCGCGCACGTCCTCGTAGCTCTGGGCGTAGGTGGCGCCGATCCGCCGGGACTTATCCCACAGCTTGATGGGGGACTCGTCGGCGAGCCAGCGCATCTGGTACGGCAGGAAATATTTAGACTCACTTGACAATGCCCAGGACCTCGCGCTCGATGAGTGCAATCACGTCCGGAGTGATTTCCGCCTTGCCCTCCTTGGGTTCGCCGGCCTTGATCGCGTCCTCGAAATCCTTCACCTTCACGATCAGCGGCAGGAGGCGGGTCAGCGTGTAGAGCCGGCCGGTATCGACCTTCTCCCCGGACGCCATGTCGGCGGAGATGCCGCGCAGCAGGGCGCGGGCGAAGGTGTAGAGCTCCTCGTGAAACGCCTCCTTCTGCTCGCGGTACTGACGGCGTTTCTTGTCCCACTCTCCATCTTCCTTCCAGGACCAGACGGTCTTTTCCGAGAGGTTCAGGCGGGAGGCGATCTCGGCGATCGTCATCTGGTCGACGACGTAGCGGCGCTCGGCCTCCTCGGAGTACATCGCCTTCTTAGCCAAGGTCGGCCTCGATCCGCGCGATCTTCGCCTTGAGCTCGCGCATCTCGGCGACGACCGTCTTCAGGCGGTTCATCGATGCCGCGGCCTCGTCGACGCGCAGCTGCGTCACGTCGTCCTCGTACGGCGACAGGACCTGGCGGACGATGATGCGCAGGCCCGCGGCCTCCATGTCCAGATCGCGGTACCTCTTCTTGTGCCCTGCGAGCTGGCCCTTGGCGGCCAGGATTTCCATGTTCATGCGGCGTCTCCTTTAGGCGGTCTGTTTATCCTTGATCAGGGGACAGAACTGGTTGGTGTCGATCTTGTTGTCCATCCGGGCGAGGATCGCCGCCTGGTACCGGGAGATCTCCAGCATCTCTTTCAGGAGCTCGTAGTTCTGATCTTCGCGCTTGGATTGCCCAGAGCTGATCGTCTGAAAGACCTGCACCTGGAGCTTCATATTCTCCCCGAAAGCCTTCACCTGGGCCTCGTGGTAGAGGTACCAGATCATGAACACCAGGGCGGGGAAGCCTGCGTACTTGATCAGTTCGATGAGCTGCGCCAGGGACATTGAAGCCTCCGGAGGGGGATGTATTACCGGCAATTGTGGCAGAGGAACTGTGCACGGTTGGTCTGACGGTGCACAAAATTTTGTGCACGGTTGGTCCAACCGTGCACAGCAACCCCCGTACAATTCCGGGTATTACCGATCGCTTTCATCGTCACGCGCCGGAAACCACGGGAGGGAGAGACAGATGACGAAACGGTTCTTCACGGTGTTCCGGGCGGGCAAATACCCGCAGGGTGAGTTTCCGCGGGCGGCCGTCGAGGCGGTCGCCAAGCACTACGACCCGGCGTTTTCCGAGGCGCCGATCACGATCGACCACGCCAAGAGCGGCCCGGCGTTCGGCTGGATCGAGGAGGCGCGGGCGGTCGGGGACGATCTGCAGGTGGCCTTCCGGGACGTGGCGCCGGAGTTCAAGGAGTCGGTGGACTCGGGCCGGTACCGGAAGGTGTCGATCGAGCTGTTCCGGCAGCTCGAGGGCCGCGAGCCGTACTTGAAGGCCGTCACCTTCCTGGGCGCGAAGCCGCCGCAGGTCAAGGACCTGCCGGCGATCGCCTTCAAGGACGGGGAGACCGACACCTACGAGTTCGAGATGGTCGACGCGCCCGAAGGCGATCCGCCCGTCGCTCCGGTGCCGGAGACGCCGCCCGCGGCCCCGCCGGCGGGGAACGACCAGGTCGCGCAGCTCTCTGCGCGCGTGTCGGAGCTCACCAACCAGGTGGCCAAGTTCGCGGAGGTGGACGCCGACCGGGTGAAGGCCGAGGGCGAGCTCGAGCGGCTGCGCTGCCAGATACGCAAGATGGAGTTCGAGCAGTTTTTGAACGAGCGCATCGCGTGGGGCAACGTTACCCCCGCGATGAAGGACACGTGTCTGAAGCTCCTGGAGGCCATGTCCGGCGTTGCGGCTTTTTCCGACGGCAGCCAGCCGGTCGACCAGTTCAAGGGTTTCCTGACCGCGCTTCCCAAGGTCGTAGAGTTTGCCGAGGTGGCGCGCAAAGACACCGCTGGCGGGACGCTCGACATGACGGACCCGACGGCGATCGCCGCCGCCGCGGTCGAGTTCCAGGACAGCGAGGCCAAGGCGGGACGGACGATCTCCGTCACGGCGGCCGTCGCCCACGTGACGGAGGGCAAATAACGCTTCTTCATCCCTTAAACCACGAACCAAGGAGGAGGGCACATGCACAATCCGCAGCTCACAAAAAGTTTCGTCGCGGGGGCGATCGTAGCCGCGTACCGGATCGTCGTGCAAAGCGACGGTGACACGGTCGTCCAGGGCGCCGCGGTCAGCGACAAGCTGGTCGGCATCTCCGACAATCTGGGCGCCGCTTCGGGCGCACGCTGCGAGGTGCATCTGGCCGGCGCCGTCGAGGTGGAGTTCGGCGGCAACATCACCGTCGGCGATCCGCTGACCTCCGACGCCAACGGCAAGGCCGTGGCCGCCGCGCCGGCCGCCGGCGTCAACAACCGGATCATCGGCTTCGCCGTGGTCGCGGGCGCTTCCGGCGACATCGGAAGCTGCAAGATCGCCCAGGGCGTGATGCAGGGCGCGTAATAGCGCCCCTGACTCACGTGATGTCATCAACCACCGAACCCCAAGGAGGATAAAAGCCCATGCTCGCACCGTTCCCGATCATCCCCGAGCTCACGGCGATCGCCATCGCCTACCGGAATCCCAAGCTCATCGCCGACGACGTCCTGCCCCGCGTCCCCGTGGGGAAGGAGCAGTTCTCGTACCTCCTGCAGACCAAGGCCGAAGGGTTCACCGTCCCCGACACCAAGGTCGGCCGCAAGAGCGCGCCGACGAAGGTCGAGTTTTCCGGTGTCAAGACCGATTCGGCCACCCAGGACCACGGGCTCGACGACCCGATCCCCGACGACGACATCAAGAACGCCGCCCCGGGCTACGACCCCGTGGGGCGCGCCGTCGAGGGCCTGACCAACCTGATCGCGCTGGGCCGCGAGGTGCGTTCCGCCGCCCTGGTGTTCGCCCAGGCCACCTACGCGGCGGCCAACCGCGTCGCGCTGGCCGGCAACGACCAGTGGTCGGATTTCGTCAACTCCGATCCGATCGACGACATCATGGTCGGGCTGGACGCCTGCATCATGCGGCCGAACATTCTGGTGATCGGCCGCGCGGCGTTCACGAAGCTCGTCATGCACCCCAAGATGATCAAGGCCGTCCGCGGCACCGCGGCAGACGCCGGGATCGTCTCCCGCCAGGCGGTGGCCGATCTGTTCGAGCTCGACCAGATCCTGGTCGGTGAGGGCTGGCTCAACACGGCCAAGAAGGGCCAGGCGGCCGTCTACGCCCGCGTGTGGGGCAAGCACGCCGCGCTCATCTATCGCGACAAGCTGGCCGACACGCAGCGCGGGACGACCTTCGGCTACACCGCGCAGTTCGGCACGCGCGTCTCCGGGTCGATCCCCGATCCCAACATCGGCCTGCGCGGCGGACAGAACGTGCGCGTCGGCGAGTCGGTGAAGGAGCTCGTCACCGCCAACGATCTCGGCTACTTCATCGAAACCGCGGTGGCGTAAGGCGAACGAAACACCCCAGGGCGGCGGCTCTTCGGCCGGGGAGCCGCCGCACGATCCCATAAAGGAGCAAAACATTATGGCGAAATTCACCGTGAAGTCCCCGTTGAAATTCGACGGCAAGCGGTACGAGATCGGCAAGACCGTGGAGATCAAGGACGAGCGGACCGAGGTGATCGAGCCGTTGCTCATGGCCGGAGTCATCGAGCCGAAGAAGGGCAAGGCCGACGATAAGGATCCCGCCGCAGGAAGCAAGTAGCTCCCGTGGCGTACGCGACGCAAACCGACCTCGTGGAGCGCTTCGGCGAAGCCGAGCTCGTCCGGCTTACCGATCGCAGCATCCCGCCGACGGGACAGGTCGATGCGGACGTCGTCTCACGCGCTTTATCCGACGCGGAGGCCGAAGTCAACGGATACCTGGCCTCCCGGTACACGCTGCCCCTGGGCGTGGTACCGGAGCTGCTGAAGCGCCTGACCTGCGACATCGCCCGCTACCTCCTCTACGACGACGTGGCCCCCGACCAGATCCGGGACCGGTACAAGGACACGGTGAGTCTCTTGAAAGGGATCGCGGAAGGCAAGGTGTCGCTGGCGATCGATCCGGCGTCGCAGCCCGCGCCGCAAAGCGAGACGGATACGCCTGCCGTCCGGACCGCGGAACGGACCTTCTCCAAGTCCACGCTCGACGGGTTCTGACGTGGCCGACCCCGTCCGCGAGCGGATCCTCGAGAACCTGGTGGGGGACGTCACGTCCTCGGGTGCGGTGCGCGCCGTGGACCGCATGCGCCGCACGAAGTACCAGAGCCACGAACTGCCCGCGCTCAATCTCTGGGAGGGAAAGGAGAGGAAGGAGCCCGGACCCTCGGGGCTGACCACCTGCCACCTCCCGCTGCTTTTGGAGATCACGGTGCTGGACCCGAACAAGCACGCTACCGTCGCCAACCTGGCCATGGCCGCCGTGGTCAAGGCGGTCCTTGCCGACCGCCAGCGGGGCGGCCTGGCGGTGGATACCGAGGAGACGGGGAGCGAGCCGTTCATCGGCGAAACGAACGATCCCACGGGAGGATTCCGCGTTGAAATCGAAATCGAGTACCGGCACAAGGAAGACGACCCCTTTGCCCAAATCTGACCCGCCGGAAAATGCGGGACTGAACAAGGAGGAAGCATGTCTCTCGAACGAAAGTCGCTGATCCTGGCAAAGACCGAAGTCGCCTACGGCGTCGATCCGGTGCCGGTGCCGGCCACGGATTCCATCCTCACCGGAGCGGTCTCCTACGAGATCGTGGGACGGTCGCTGGAGCGGGACGTGGTGATGCCGCATTTCGGCAAGCTCGTTCCGGCCAACGTCGGCGAGGGGATCAAGCTCTCCATCCCCGTGGAGCTCCGCGGGGCGGGCGGCGCGGTGGATGAGGTACCCCGGATCGGGCGGCTCCTGCGGGCCTGCAACATGCCCGAGACGGTCAACGCGGCCGTCTCCGTCGTCTATTCCCTGACCAGCGAGGAGGACGGCGAGTCGGTGACGATCTACTGGTACGCCGACGGGATCCTCCACAAGGCGCTCGGCTGCACGGGGTCCTTGAAACTCTCCGGCAAGAGCGGCGAGTACGGCAAGCTCGCGCTGGAGCTCACCGGGATCTACGCCGGCGCCCACGCCTCGGACCAGGCGACGCCGGCGCCGACGTTCGGCGATGCGGCCGTTCCGCCCAGGTTCCTCTCCGCGCTGTTCTCCATCAACGGGTACGCGGGCGCCATCGAGAACTTCGAGGTCGACCTGGGGGCGGAGATCGGAAAGCGGGTCGACGCCAACTCGGCAAGCGGCATCCTGCGGTACTTCCACAACGACCGCAACGTCAAGGGCTCGTGCGATCCCCGGGTGGTGCCGCTTGCCACCTACAACCCGTGGACGGCGTGGGACGCCTCCACCGCCGGGGCCATCACCGCGCAGTTCGGCTCCGCCGTGGGAAACAAGGTCGTAGTCGCCATGCCCAACTGCTCCCTGACCGACTCGCCCAAGTACGGCGCCCGGGAGAAGGAGCGGATCTACCAGCTCGCCTTCGGGGCGTATCCGACGCTTGACGCCGGCAACAACGAACTGACCCTCACCTTCAGCTGACAAGGAGATTTGCATGTTCGATCTTTCCTGCGATAAGAACCGCTTCCCGACGACGGCCAGAAATCAGAACGGCGAGGATGTGACCTTCTCCCTGTTCTACCGTCGTCCCACCAACGAGGAGATCGTCGCCTACAACAAGGCGCTCTTCGTGAAGAGGAACGGCAAGGTCGTAAACAGCGTCGTGCCGACCCGGATCGAGTTCGGGCTGAAGATCCTGACCGGAGTCCAGGACGGGGTCTTTTCGCTGTCCGGCAAGCCCGTCTCCTCGGACCCGTCCAGCCCGGATTACCACCCCGACTGGAAGGGGATGCTCAAAAACGCCCTTGCGGCGAACGTCATCAACTTCGCCTTCCGGGTGTTCGAGTCGGTCTCCGACGCCCAGGTCGATCCGGAAGATCTCCTCGTCGGCGAGGAGGGTGAGGAAGTGCCCCCTTTAGCGAGGAGCTAAGGAGGCTCCGGGAGAACTGCACACCCGCCGTCAAGGCCGAATGCGCCAAGGGGTGCGGCCCCAACGATCTCCCGGCCCTGTGCGACGCCTGCGAGCGAAGGGAGCCATATGCACCGTCCGCCTGGTTTTCCCATATCTGGTACTTCTACGCGCTGCAGCGGGGGGGATATCCGTTCGGCCCTGAGGATCTCTCGATCGAGGAATGGATCGATCTGGGGGTCCTGCGCGATGAGTTGGAGGCGCTGAGGCGTTGGCCGACAACTTGCGCATAAGCCTGGTCATCGGCGCCGACGGCAAGGCGGCCATCGAGGGGATCTCCAAGGTCGGCTCCTCGCTGGAGTCGATGAAGAAGCAGGCGGCCGATTCCGGAGGGGTTCTCTCCTCGATCTCCTCGCGGATGGCGTCCTCGCTGCGGCAGCTCTCCGCCGCCGCCCTGGCGGCGGTCGGGATCTACAAGCTCACGTCCGCGGCCACGGATCTGGTCAAGGAATCGACGCTTCTCGCCGCCCGGTCGGAGACCCTGGGCGTGGTCATGTCGCAGGTCGGAGTCAACGCCGGGTACTCCTCGGACCAGATGCGCGGGTACATGGAAGCCGTCCGATCGGCCGGGATCACGACCATCCAGTCCCAGGAGGCGGTCATCCGCATGACGCAGGCGCACCTGGACCTCGCGCAGGCCTCCAAACTCGCCCGCGTGGCGCAGGACGCCGCCGTCATCGGCGCCGTCAACTCCTCCGAGGCGCTCGACCGCCTGCTGCACGGCATCACGACGCTGCAGCCAGAGATCCTTCGCACGATCGGGATCACGGTGAACTTCGAACAGGAGTACGCCCGGGCCGCCGCGCAGATGGGCAAAAATCAGGAGGCCCTCTCCCAGCAGGAGAAGCAGCAGATCGCGTTCAATGCGGTTCTGTCCCGCGGGGCGGACATCGCAGGGTCGTACGAGGCGGCGATGGGGACCGCCGGCAAGCAGATGGGAAGCCTGTCACGGCTCTTTGAGGAGGCGAAGCTTCAGATCGGCCAGGCCTTCAATCCGGCGTTTACGATCCTGATACGGGCCGTTTCCAACGAGGTCGAAAGCCTTTCCAACTGGCTCGTCCGGATGCAGGACGAGGGGAAGATCGCACGATGGAGCGCCTCCTTCTCCTCGGCGGTGCGTTCGGCATGGAACGGCGCCCGGACGCTGGGAGAGACGCTTGCGTGGACCGCCGGGAAGATCTCGGCGTTCTGGGAGGTCGGCCAGGCGGTGGCGGCCGGCATGGGGGCGCTCTGGGTCGTCAAGTGGGCGGCGGCCTCCACGGCGGTCTCCAATTTCCTCTTCTACGCGAAAAACGCCGGGTTCATGGTCGAGTACCTCTCCGCCGCCGTCCTGCCCGGACTCGTATCCCCCGCGGGGATCGCGGCGGCCGCGGTCGGATTGCTGGCGTACGCGTTTATTTCCGTCGGCAAGGAGGCCCGCGACGCCGAGCGCGACGTGGAGGCGTTCAAGGTACGCGCCGCGGGCATGAACATGGACGAGGCCACGGCGAACCTCCAGGGGTTTACCGACCAGCTGCGCGAAACCCGGCGCGTCCTGCAGCAGTTCGACGGAGCTCCTCTTCCCGGCGACCTGGGGGTGGATTTCGGGCTGATCAGCGCCAGCGCGCAGGCGACCGCGTTGGAGGGAAAGATCAAGGCCGCGGAAGACAGGATCGCCCAGGTCCGGAAGATGCGGGAAGTCGAGGATCAGCAGATCGCCGCGGCCCGCGCGAAGGCCGAGCAGGACAGGAAAAGCCAGGTCAACGCACAGCTCGAGAGCCAGCTCGCCGAGGGGACGCGCAAGGCGGGGGTGAGCGCGTCGGCGGATCGCATGGCGCAGATCGACGCGGAAGCGGCGCACTACCTCGAGCAGGGGGCCAAAAAGGCGACGGTGGACCGGTGGGCCGCGGCCCAGAAGGTAAAAGCCGCGCAAGACGCGCACGACAAGGTGATGGAGTTCGTCTCATCCGAGAGCCAGTCCGACGTTGAGCAGCTCGAGCAAAAGATCAGGGATTACGAGCGGGAAGGGGCGTCGTTCGAGGACCTGGTGAGGGCCTGGGAGGCCGGGTACGACCGCATCGAGCGCAAGCGCGGGGCCGATGCGGCCAAGGCGAACGAGGAGTGGGAACGGAAGATGACCGAGCAGGCGGCCGCGGAGGGTCTCGCACGGGCGAACGTGGAGCTTCAGGCGGCCGAGAACGTAGCCCGCCGCAAGCAGGAAATAAACCAGTTGGCGCTTGCCGCCGGAAACATCGCCGAATCGCAGGTCCTCCGGGAGCGTTACGCCGGAGAGCGCAACGTCCTGAAGGCCAAGGAAGATCAGATATTTGCCTCCCTGGTCGTTGCGAAAACGGAAGAAGAATACATCCGCCTGGCCGGCGAGTACAAGGCACTCAAGGAGGAGATCGTCTTTCTGGAGGAAAGGGAAGCCTACGAGCTCGGCGCGCGGCGCCTCCAACTGCAGACCGAGATCACCGACCTTTCCCGGCAGCAGGCGGAGATGTTGCAACAGCAGAACAGGTCGCACGCGCAGGAGGCCCTGGGGAAGATCGGCGGCGGGGAGCTCGGAAGCTCCCTGGGCGAGTTCTCCACGCTCGCCCAGGGCGTGGAGGCCGGCGTCGCCCAGGGGAACGACCAGTATTCGCTCGAATACCAGGCCTGGGCGGCTTTCCAGGACCAGAAGGTCATGAAGCTCGAGGAACAATATGCCCTCGAACAGGAGCGGCTGCGCCTGAACGGGACCTCCGAGATTTTAATCATGGAGGCAACGCAGGCGCGGGCCTCCGAGATCCGGGACGCGTACCGGGAATACGACCAGCAGGCGGAACAGGCGACGCAGCAGCAGAAAATCGCCATGGCCGGCGCCGGGTTCGGGATGATGGCGAACCTGGCGTCGGCGTTCTACGCGGCCTCCGGGAACCAGAGCAAGAAGGCCTTCGCCGTCATGAAGGCCATGCGGATCGGCGAGACGGTGATGAACACCTACTCCGCCGCGGTCGCCGCGTACAACGCCATGGCGTCCATCCCGTATGTGGGCCCCGCCCTGGGGGCGGCCGCCGCCGCGGCCGCGATCGCGTTCGGAATGGCGCAGGTCAAGGCGATCGCCTCGTCTCAGCCCGGCGGATCCGGCGCGGTCGCATCCGTCGGCGGCGGGGTTCCCTCGTATGCCGGCTCTTCCGCCACTCCCGCCCTGTCCGCGCTCCCGGCGCAGACGGAGGAGAAGCGGCCCCTCGTCATCAACATCACGGTCCAGGGGGGCCTCTACGGCGACGCGGATGCCATCGCCCGATCGCTTGTGCCGTACTTAAACAAGGCTACCGGCGACGGGGTGAACTGACGATGCCCCCGGTCATCCTGGCGACGAACCTTCTTCCCCTGGGGACGCTCTCCGCCTCCTCCACCGCTTCGGGCTACTACGTCGAGAGCCTGTCCGACGGACTCGAGTATACGCACTGGAAGGCCGCCGCCGGCGGTGCGCAGTCGGTAACGCTTGACTTGGGGGCCGGGAATGGACAGGCCGCCTCGGCCTTGGGGCTAAAGAAGCACAACTTAAAAACCGTCTCCGCGACCGTGTCGGTTGAGAGCTCGGATAACGGCGCCGACTGGACGACGCGCCTGGCAGGGTTTGTCCCGTCCACGGACAAGGCGCTCCTCAAAACCTTCGCCGCGGCCACGGCCCGGTACTGGCGGATCAACATGGCCGGGTGCACGGCGGCGCCGCAGATGGCGGTCGCGGCGGCCGGCCCTCGGATCGACTTCCCGTATCCGCCGGATTCCCCCTTCACCCCCTCCGAGGAGGGAATCGAGGGCGAGACGAACCGGAGCAAGCTCGGGGTGCTTTTGGGGGTTACGGTTCGGTGGAAGACCTTCCGGATCCGGGCGAGGTGGACCAGGCTATTGCGGAGTTGGCTCGACGCGAACCTTGTGCCGTGGTGGGACGCGCACGCCTCCAACCTCAAACCTTTCTTCTGGGCGTGGGACCTATCCGTCTATCCGGAGAAGGTCCATTACGGGGCGGTGCCGGACGGGTACAAGTGGCGCCCGGACGTGGCCCGGGGCCTTACCTACGAGAACTTCGAGATCGAGATCGAGGGGGCGAAGGAGTAGACGATGGGACGGATTTTCATAGACGGTTTCGAGCATGGAAACCTGGCGTTCTGGCCCGCGAAGGTGGGGGCGACGGTCGTGTCCTCGGCCGGGCTGGACATGGACGGCAACTACTGCATGGGATGCACCGGTATATATGACTGGGTACAAAGATCACTCGCCGACGCAAACGAGCTATATTTCGCCTTCCGGTGGCGGCCGACGACGAGCGGTAATGTTGGTCTATTAGCCGTTTATAAGGGCTCCACAGCTATGGTCAATGTTGTCACCACGTCTTCCGGTGGCTTTAAGTGTAACACCTGGTCAACCTTGTTGGCATCCTCCGCTGGGGGCTTATATTCGACCGATGTGACCCACAAGGTCGAAATCTATATCAAAATCGACAACACCGTCGGCCGGGTCGTCGTGAAGATAAACGGGATCCCGGTGATCGACTTCACCGGGGATACCCAATCCGGGACGGATTCCACGTTTGACTCGTTGAAGATCGGGGCGGCGTCGGGTTTCCCGGAGGGGCAATATGCCCAGGCCTATTTCGACAACGTCGTGGTCGACGACACGGAATGGCCCGGCGACACCAAGATCGCTGCCGTCGTCCCGACCGGCGCGGGGAACTCGGCCCAGTGGACGCCCTCGGCGGGAGCCAACTGGGACTGCGTCGAGGAGGTCCCCCCGTCGGACGCGGACTACATCACCACGAACACGGTCGGCCAGAAGGACACCTACGTCGCGAGCGACCTGCCTTCGGACGCCTCGGCCGTCAAATGCGTCCAGTTCGCCGCGCGCGCGCAGAAGGAGGGGGCCGCGACCCCTCAGAACCTGGCCTTCGTCATCCGGACCGGGGCGGTGGACTACGAGGGAAGTGGCGTCGTCCTGCCGACGGTGCTCTCCGAGCACGTCCGGGACCTGTGGGTGAACAACCCGGCCACCTCCCAAGCCTTCACCCCCTCGGAAGTAAACGGCATGGAAATCGGCATCAAGGCCATCGCGTAAGAAGGCGGCCATGGCGGACCAGGTAAAGACAACCCAGGTCGGGGCTCAAGGCGAGTACGAGCCGCCCCCGCAGCAGAAGCTCTCCCAGGTCGGGGCGCAGGTCGAATATGACCCTACGATCACCCAGAAGCTCACCTCCCTGTTCGCGGCCGTGGAGTTCCAGCCGCCGCCGCTATGCCGCGTCTCCCAGTTTTTTGCCCAGGCCGAGTACGTTTCCGGCCCGGGCGCTCCCGGGAACCTCTCGGCCGTCGGCGGGATCGGACAGATCACGGTCAATTGGGACGATGTTGCCGGGGCCGACTCGTACAACCTGTATTGGAGCCGGACGCCGGGAGTGACGAAGTCCACGGGGACGAAGATCGAAGGGGTGAGCTCCCCGTACATCCATTCCGCGCTCCTTCCGGAGACGACCTACTATTATTGCCTGACGACGGTGGACGGCGGCATCGAGTCGGGGGAGTCGGCGGTCGTCAGCGCAACGACGGTGGTGCCGGTGTCGGCCGGCCGCACGCCCCTCGCCCGCGTCATCATCACGCTCGATTTCTGCGGCCGGACCTTCGGGGTCGATCCGTGTCTGGCGACGGGCACTCCCTGCTACAACACCTGGGCGACGTGCAAGTACTTCTCGGCGTTCCTGCGCCAGGACCGGGACTACCTGTTCTCCGAGCCCCCCCAGCCGTTCGACAACGTCCGGCCGTACGTCAAGAGCCTGAAGATCCTGCCCACCGAGATAAAGAGCTCGCTAACCGTGAACTCGCGGATCAACGTCGAGTTCCACGACGACGCTTCCGACATCGACGTGCACACCGACCCGTACTGGAGCCAGCGCTCCTCCCACCCGGGCACCTTCTGGAAGCGCCTCCTGGCGCGCAACCCGAACTACCGGCGCAGGCGCATCCGGATCTTCGAGGGGTTCCTGGGCGATTCCGACGAATATTACAAGGAGCGGTGGAACGGGGTGCTGGAGAACATCACGCTCGGTCGGGGCGTGGTACGCGTGGAGGCGGTCGACCTTCTGCGGGACCTCTCCAAAATCGAGGTCCCACCGAAGCAGGACAGCAAGCTCGCCGCGGACATCGATGCGGCGACCACCTTCGGAGCGACGCTCACCTCGGTCGTTGGGCTGGATCCCGCCGGCTACATACGGCTCGACGAGGAGGTGATCGGCTACGCGTCGATCAACACCGAGGCAAGGCAGATCCTGACCCTTGCCCGGGGAGCGTTTCGCACCGTCGCCGACGGCCACGCGGTGAACGCCAAGGTCCAGAAGTGCCGCGTCTACGGCCCCGGGAACTGGTGCGACATCCTGAAGGACAAGCTCCTGAAAACCGACGGCGGCCTGGCGGACGCGGACCTGAACCTCCCGTCGTTTACGGAGTCGCGGGAATGGCCCACCGGCGAGGTCCTGTTCTTCGCCGTGGTGTCGGAACCGGTGAAGCTCTCCGAGCTGGTGATGGAGATCGTGGATCTCCTGGACGTCCGGATCTGGATCGGGGAGGACCTGAAAGTCACCGTGCGCCGCAACGTCCCCAACGCCCCGGGACGTGAGTACCACGCGATCAACGACGAGAGCGGCATTCTCTCGGGGTCCGCCGGGGTCGACTTGAACGAGAAGGCCAGGCTCACGCGCTGCGCGATCTACTGGGACAAGAACCCGATCGGGAAACTGGACGACGTCCTCTCCTACAGCCGCCTCGAGGTCGCGGTCGACGCGGGGTCGGAGAGAGCTGAAGCGTACAGCGAGGTGATGGAGAAGAAGATCTTCTGTCGGTGGCTGTCGGCCACCTACATGCAGGAGGAGCTGGCGGCCCAGGCGGTGAAAAACCTCGCCGGGCGCAAGGTCCTCCAGGCCAGGGAAGGGCAGACGCTTCTCTCCTTCGATCTGGACCTGAAAGACAGCGCGATCAAGACCGGAGACTGGGTGCTGCTGACCACCGACGAGGTCACGCTTCCGGACGGATCGCCCATTCCCGGCTTTTCCTTCCAGGTGGTGAAACGCGAGATGAAGGCCGGCCGTGTCGGGTACCAGCTGCTCAAGATGAGCGACCGGCGCTACTGCATCATCGGCCCCTCGGGTCAGCCGGATTATATGGCCGCGACCCCGGCGCAGCGCGAGTACGGATACATCGCCGGGAGCGACGGGAAGATGAGCAACGGGGATCCCGGGTACCACCCCTATTAGTTAGAAGGAGAGCAAAGGAATGGCGTACGAAGCGCTGACACAGGCCGAATGCCAGCAGGACGAGCCGGTTACGACCGACTTGCTCCTGAAGATCAAGAACAACTTCGATTACCTGTACTCCATCATCGGCTCCGGCAGCGGCGGGGGCAGCGGGGGGGGCGGCGGCGGGTTCCCGAACGGGTCGTTCGAGATCGACGAGGACGGCGACAACATCCCGGACACCTGGACGCGGTACCTCTATCCGGGCGGGTCCGCCGCTTACGACACGGACACGCCGATGCACGGCGCGAAGGCGTACAAGTTCACGCGGGCGGCGGGGTCGAACAACGGCGGCGGGTACCTGGAGAGCGACTACGTCGCGACGAGCGAGCTGTTCAACGGCCCGGTCTGGGTCATCTACCGATGTTCCGTGCCCGGCGTAAAAGTGATGGTCCAGTTCCGGTTTTACGATAAGGCCAAGGTCGAGATCGGCGCTCCCACGACGGTCTTCTCGTCGACCGACAACCCGACGACTCGGAAGAAGATTATTTTGTGGTGCGATCCTCCGGCCACGGCGCGGTTTTTCAAGATGCGTCTCATCGGCGGATACACGGACACCGATGTCGAGGGCGACACCTTCTTCGACGGTACGGGGATCTCGGATGGCTCCAACTGGAGGAATGTACCCATCACGATCGCAGAGATCAGCACGCCCACGTCCACGACCGGAAACGCGACACTTCCCTTGCCCGCCCTGTCCGCGGACGGCGTTGCGCGAATTACTTTCATGGCGGAAACCCATGGCGCGGCGGGTACTCCAGACATCCATTTCAGTATCGGATCGGAACTATCGAATTCGAGATCGGGAGTGGCCGGCGGGGCCTACGGTCCCACGGGACCGTTCAGCATTTTGTACGCCGGGGCGGGGGGAGAGGTCACGCTGACCTGCCATATCTCGACGGACTCAGGCACCATCTATGCCCGAATGGCGGCGGAACCGGTCTGCATCGAGGTTCTGGTTCCGTAGTTCATAGCCTTTCGAATTAAAGGAGGAGACGAGGAATTTATAAATGACGGCTCCCGCCTACACGACGGACCTCGTCGACATCCGGGAAGCGGAGTCGGGCGAGTCCTGGACCGAGCCCGCCGGAGCGACGGGCGGAGGTGTCCCTTCCGCCGAAACGGACTATTACATTCAAAAAGCGGCGTGCTTTTCCAAGAGCATGGCGGTCGCCGGTGGGGGTCTTTGCGGCCAGGGAAACCAGGCTGCGGCCTCCGTGATTATCACCTCTCCCGCTGCCTTGTTCATGTGGGTGTTCTTCGGCTGCCCGAACACGCTGGATACGCTGGCAAACGGCGGCTTGCGGATCATCATGGGCCAGGACAAGGACAACTACCAGGCCTGGTACGTGAAGGGTGCCGAGACCTACATTTACGGCGGGTGGATCAACATCGCCGTCGATCCTTCCGTGGGCTATCAGGCGAGTCAGGGCTCCCCTTCCGGTGTGTGGCAGTATTTCGGGGCGGTCGCAAAGACGCTGGCGACGATCTCCAAGGGATCTCCGTTCGGGGTCGACGTTTTCCGCTACGGCAGGACGCTCCAGGTGGCCTACGGGGAGTCCGCCAATTACGGGACCTTCGTGGGAGCGGCGGCGAAGAACGACGCGAACGATGCCACCGCCGGATACAACCGGTGGGGGCTGTTCCAGGCGATCGACGGCGGGTACCTGATGAAGGGTCTGTTCTTGATGGGAACCTCGGGGACCGCCGTGGATTTTCGGGACGCCAACCGGAACATCGCCATACAGGACACGATCCGGGTCGCGGCCGAGTTCAACACGTTCGAGGTCCGCAACATTTCGAGCCGGGTGGATTGGACGAACATTTCCATCGCCGCGCTCGGTTCCACCTCCAAGGGCCGGTTCATCGTCACCGACAATGCTGATGTCAACAAGGACGGGTGCGTGTTCACCGACATGGACGCCTTCACGTATCTGTCGAACAGCACGATCCTGGATACCGTCTATCGGCGGTGTGGGCTGGTCACGCAGGGCGGTGCGGTGTTTACCGGTTGCGTTTTCCAGAACGCAACCGGGGCGGTCTCGCTTAAAGTCAGCAACCCGTCGCTCGTCACCGGATGCCTTTTCACCTCCGACGGCAGCAACCATGCAGTCGAAGCCGACACCCCGGGGGATTTCGATTGGGACAACGAACTTGTCGGCTACGCGACCGAGCACGGCTCGAGCGGCAACGAGGCGTTCTACAACAATTCCGGCGGGCATATCAACCTGACCGTCGTCGGCGGCACGGCTCCCAAATACAGGAACGGCTCGGGAGCCTCGACCACGATCATCATTCCCGACGTGACGCTCACCATCTCCGCGCCGGTGAGCCTGGTCGGGGCCGAGATCCGGATCTACGACATGAACGCCACGCTGCCCGACCTGGGCGACGAACTGGCGGGAACCGAATCCCACAACGCGGCGACCTATGCGTTCAGCGGAGCGGCGAGCAACGCGATCTGGATCCAGATCATGCTCGCGGGATACGAGGAGTTCGGTCAGCAGGTCACGATGCCGACGGCGAACGGTAGTTTCTACGCGCTCTTGAAGAAAGAACTCAACGCCTAACGGAGGGGCAAGACGATGCTGATCGACCACACGAACTACAGCACGACCCTGAAGCAGTCCACGAATGCGCGGGGTGCCTCCCCGAACGGCAACGTCTACTTCGACGTTGCGAACAACGAGGTCCAGTTGATCGGCGTCGACGAACTCGCCACGGTGGATTTCGGCGGCGGGCCGGTGACGAACCCCTTGAACAACACCGACCGCATTACGCTGCGCGCCCTCTACAACTTCGAGAACTCCCGACGCGTGGCTGACGAGACGCTGCGTCAGTACCTCCGGGCCACGAAGGGCAACTACCGGTTCGCCGGTGCGTATGCCTTCGGCAACGGCGTGAAGCTCGATGCGAACGACCGGAACAAGATCGGCAACTCCGGCTGGATCGAGTATGCGGCCACCGGTGATGGATGGACCGACATCGACCGGATCTTCCACGGTGTCGTCTCCTTGGTCGACGTGCAGGCCGGGACGGTCTCGTACTGGGCGCTCGTCACGGCGACGGATGAAGCCAGCCTGCAAGCCGCCACATGGGCGAACTTCGTCCGCTCGGGCGACATCAACGAGGCCGTGCAGGTCTTCGGGGATACCGCCAACGGCGACACGGGCGCGGGAGACTTCGATTATACGACCCGGATCCTTGTGGTGCGTGTCCGCTCCTGGGCCTACAACCCCGGCGAGACGACCTCGGTGCTCACGCAAATCTCCGAGTTCTCCGGATTCTCCGCCGGATACGGTGTCGGCGAGTCGCAAAATACCGCGAACACCTACGCCCTGGCCGATGTGTTCGGCGGAGCTGCGATCGCGCCGTGGACCGGGATGACGCTGGAAAAACTGGCTGTGCCGCAAACGGAAACGGGGTTCAACGAAGCGGACGGCGACTTCACCTGGGTGCTGCATAACACCGGAGGCGGAACGGTCAAGGAATGCGCGGCGTATCTCGACGCGCTCACGCTCCAGGCTGCGGACATTGACTCGGGGGCGGGCAGTTATTTCGGCAACAAGGGTCGCGTCTGGTACGCCAGGAATCCGGCGGGCAAGGTCGTAACCGCCTCCATCGGCGGCGACGGGCTGTTCATCGAGGGCCTTTCCACCGCCGAGAAGCAGAACGTCATCATGACGGACGACGCCGGTGCCCAGAAGACCTACCCGTACTTCCCCGAGATCCAGATTGCCGTAGGAGCCGCGGCGATCGCCGACGCGAACGCCTTTTATCATATGTTCTACGTGGACGGGGCGGCGGGCGCTGATTTCGACACTGCAGGTGCGGTGCCGGTCAATGACTCCGCAGGTAATCCGATAAAGGGAAATGTCGCGGCAGACCAGGTCGCAGGGAAAATATTAGCAGCCTACGCCTATGACACGAACACGCAGGCGGGGCTGGCCGCCGGCGTGGACAAGGACGTGGTCGTGATCGTGGAAGGCGACGGCGGCGCGGCGCAGGCGATCGCGTACTTCACCATCACGCGCACGGCGGTCGTCGCGGTGTCCTGCGCTCCTCCGGCCGACACGAACGCGTAAGGGGAAACCTGAATGAGCGTCGCCGTACCGGTCGTCGATTCGTGGAACGGGGAAACCCGGAGGATCTTCCTGAAGCAGGGAGTCACCGGGTTCCACTGGATCGACGACATCTACAAGGAGTACCGCAACTGGCGGCGCACGGACGAGGCGTCCCGGAAGTGGGCTGCCCTCATGTCCGCAGCGGGCAACAACCCGAAGGGCGGCGGAAAGTTCACGCCCCGGTACATCACGCTGCTGGACGGGGCGCGGGTCGTTCCTTATGACGAAAACATCCTGATCGTCGTGACCGGCGAGGCGATCACCGACAACGCGGACGTGGATCCCGATCCGTTCGACACCACGACGCGGACGCAGGCGCTGAAACTCTACATCACCCCGCCATCGTCCGAGCTGGTCCGTGCGGAGGCGGAGATCGCCGCCGTTCAGCGGATGTCGTTCGACGGAATGGTGACGATCGACACGGTCAACGGGGTGGCCGGAACGGATGGACTGAAGGGCAACGGAGAGTTTCCGGTCAATAATTTCGCAGACGCGCTGCTGATTTTGCAGGAACGCGGACTCATGGAAATCATGGTCATCAACGATGCCACGCTGGATTCGGGGCTGGACTACTCGAACCTGGTCATCAGGGGGATGGGGCCTCTCCTGACTCGCCTGACCGTGTCGCCCGCCGCGAACGTCTCGGGCAGCCGGTTCAAGGACGCATCCGTGATGGGGACGCTGGACACGAACGCGTGGCTTGAGGACTGCGAGCTGGGAGATTTGAGCTACCTGGAGGGAAGGCTGATCCGGTGCGCGCTGGAGGGAGTTCTCACCCTGGGCGGAGACGGCGCCTTGCTCGTCGATTGCTACTCGACGCGGCTCGACCCGAGCGAGATCGGGATCATCGATATCAACGGCGCGCACAACGTCGCGATCCACAACTTCTCCGGGCACCTGAAGATCCGCAACATGACGGGAGGGTATGCGGGCATTTCGTTCATCGGCAGCGGGAACCTCACGATCGAGGACACATGCACGGGCGGCATGATCCACGTGATGGGAAACGTGAAGCTCACGGATAACTCTGCGGGGGCGACGGTCCTTACGAACTACGTCACGTCGCCCGACGGGATTGCCGACGCGGTATGGAACCGCGCGACGGCAGAAGGGGCAGATACCTTCTCCAATCTTCTCCGGGGCATGGCGGCGGCCCTGTTCGGCAAATCTTCCGGAGGCGGTACCGCGACGGTCACGTTCCGGGACGTGAACGACGTGAAAGATCGGGTCGTGGCGACCGTGGATGTTAACAAGAACCGCACCAACGTGGTCATGGACCTGACGTAATGGCGGGCTTCGGATACTTCCCGGACGGTTATTGGGCGGATGGCTATTGGCCCGAGGGGTACTGGCCTGGCGTGGGTACTTCGGTAGTTGTTGTTCCGCGCACCTATCAGGCATCGTGGCGCCGTCGCAGATTTGAAGCGATGACAAGGGCACGCGGCTACGTGGCGGTAGCAAGAATGCGGCGGCACGAGGCAGTAGAACACAGACGCAAGCATGAAGCGGAACCGAGAATGCGGCGGCACGAGGCAACCGAACGTAAGAGGAAATTTATTGCCTAAGGTGGGGTATGGGGATCATCTACGCAAATGAACCCTTCCAACCCGGGGAAAGGCCGATCTATGAGATCGCTTTCGTCCCCGGCAAGTCCATCGCCCAAGGGGACTCCCTCTCCGGGTCGCCCACGGCGACGGGGGTGCGAGTATCTGACGGTTCGGATGCCACGGAGAAGATCGTGCCGGGGTCCGTTCTTCGGGTCGCGAACTCCATCTTCTTCCAGTTGCAGGACGGCGTGGATGGTGAGGCCTATAAGTTTACCTTTCTTTACGCTACGACAGGCGGGGAATCGAATATGCAGGAAGATTTCTTCATCAGGTGCCGTCAACTTTGATCGCGCGGGGAGGATCGTCTGATGCGGCCTGACTACATCGTGGTCCACCACTCGCTGACCGAGGACGGGCAGACCGTCGATTGGGAGGCGATCCGTCGGCACCACAGGGACACCAACGGGTGGACGGACATCGGGTACCACCACGGACTCGAGCGCGTCAACGGGGCGATCGTCGCCCAGGTCGGCCGGCCGGAATTCATGCCGGGCGCCCACTGCAAGGAGGCCGGGATGAACGGCCGGTCGATCGGGATCTGCGTCGTGGGGAACTTCGACCTGGCGCCCCCGGACCTGGAAATGCTTCGGGCCCTTCGTGACCTGTGCATCGCGGTGATGGTCAATTACCGGATCCCGGCGGGCCACATCATCGGGCACCGGGACGCGGGGTTGATGGCGGGGTTCGACTGGCGCAAGGCGGGCCCGACGGGGATCCCGCAGTTCAAGAGCTGCCCGGGGAAGCTGTTCCCGATGTCCTCGCTTCGGGATTTGCTGGCCGGGACGATCGCATGAGCAAGAAAACGACCGTCCGCGTCGAATCCCCCGGATTCCGCGGGGACTGGGAAGAATGGAAAGAACACGTCAGAAAACTCGATAGGGAGGGTGCACATGGAGAGGTGGAAGCTCGTCCTGTTTCTCGGGATTATTCTCACGTTCGGGATTTCAAGTGGCGTGCGAGCCGAGACGAAAACGATGTCATGGGAGCCGGTAACCACGTACAACGACAACTCGAGCATCTCCGGCGCCGCCCTGCCCGTATCCTATGACGCCTGGTGGTCGACCTCCAGCTCGTTCACTTCGCCGCACATGCTGCTCACGAACGGGACGGCTAGTTCCGTTGCCTTCGACGTGGTGACGCAAAGCATGGTGCGCGGCACCACGATCTACTTCGGCGCCCGCGCGCGCACGGCGCTCGGGGAGACAAGCGTCGACGCCCCGCCGTACTCCTGGGCCGTCCCGAACCTTGGCCTCGTGAGTCTTTCGATCACCGCCGGGCCCGCGACCGTTAACGAAAGCAGCACGGCGACCTACACGGCGAAAGCGACGTGGAGCGACGGATCCACGTCCACGGTCAGCGCCTCCTGGAGCGTTGCTCCAACGTCAAATTGCTCCATCAACAGTAGCGGGACGCTGACCACGGGGGCGGTCACCGCGGACCAGGCTCTCGTCATCACCGCATCCTTCACCGCCGACGGCATCACGAAATCCGCGACGAAGAATGTGACGCTCCTGAACTCGAACCGTCCGACCGCGCCGCGCGGATTGGGCATTAATTAACGCAAGGGAAAGCAATGGTCATGAAGATGCGACTGCTGCTGTTGGGGGTCCTGCTGCTCGGAGGATGTAGTGGGGGGGGCGGCTCTCCCCCTGGCTCCTTTGGCAACGAAGTCCTTCATTGGGAGCAGCCGCCTCTCTTTGCCGATAACACGCCGATGGATGTTCGTCGGGAGGTCTCCCGCTGGGACATCTACTGCACCTTCTTTCCCTTCCCCTCGGACAACGATCTTGTCGCCAGCATCGCAACCCCCGACAACCTTTCGTTTAATCTCGCCCTGCTGAGGGCGTACGGCATCGAGCCCGGACCGGACGGGCAGTTGATCTTCCTGAAATGCGTCGGCATCGACAATGAAGCATCGGACTTCTCCGCCCCGACGGAGTGGAGGAACTGAAGGGAGTGGCGTGATGCCCGAATGGCTGAATTGGCTGGTGAATGCCGATCGCTCGATGGTGGCGGTGACGGTCGCCCTGGTACAGCTCGTGAAGCTGGTCGTCCCGAGTCCGCCTGCGGAGATCCCCGGCGGCCTGCCCGATCGGTGGCAGGTCATCCCGCAGATGAAGTGGTTCCTGCCGCTGGCCGCGTTCCTGATCGGGATCTGTCTGTCGCTCCTGTTCTCCCCCCACGAAGGGCATACGGTGATCGCGCGGGTTCGAGCCGGGATCGAGACCGGGGCGCTCGCGATCGCGGTCTGGGAGATCTACAAGCAGTGGATCCAGCCGATTTTCGCGGCGGGGGAGTGAGGTAACCATGTGGCAAAGGTTGCTCGACTGGCTCAAGGGGAAAAAGCCCGCCGCAAGGCGCGCGGCGGAGACGCTGGAGGATCTGGCCCGGAAGGTGGAGGGGGAGATCGACGAGGCGCTGCCGGACCGTGTCCGGGGTGTACGTACGCCGCGTGCCAGGTACCTCGTGATGATCCTGGTGCTAGCGATCTGTGCCGTTACCTACTGGCGGGGATGGCACGGTGGGCTGGTGAAACAGGCCTTGTCGCTCCTGCCGGTGGCCACCCAGGACGGCGGGACGGTGTACCAGGGGGATCAGGTCCCGGCGATCGCGAAGGCGGCGCAGAAGGGCAAGGCGCGCGCCAGGACGTCCATCCGTCCGGTGATCACCATCCCCGCCGAAGAACTCCCGGCGGAGGAACGCGGGAAGATCCCCGCGGTCGCGGCCGCAGCCGGCCCGGATAACGTCGTAAGGCCCCCCGAGCTGGCCACGACGGCCGTCGTGCCGCCTTCCCGCGGCGAGACCCATGTCAGGGCTTACGTCATGCCCTCCGGCGCGGTACAGGCCACGCTGGAGCTACAGAGGGAGCATTTCTGGGGATGGGCCTGGAAGCGGGTGGAGATCGAGGGGGAGTACGGTCTGGTCGGGAACACGACGGTCAAGGGACTCGCGCGGTGGCTTCCTCTGCGTGCCGGAAATCTGCACGCCGGCGTCGAGGGGTCCGTGGCCACGGAGCAAGGCGGGGTGATCCGCGGCGAGGGGCTGGTGGTCATCCGGTACGAGCCGTTTCGGGATTCGTACCGCTGAAATGGCTGCTCGAAAGGGAGTCCTCGACAAGACCCGGGCGCTCCGGATGCACGCAAAGAGACAGGCGCTCCTGCGGTACGGCATCGAGCTCTCCGACGACGAGCTGCGCCACGTGGCCAATCTGGTCCGCCGGGGGGAGGGGCTTTTCGTCTCGAGGAAATCATTGAGAGTCAGCTGCTGGAGGGTGTTCCTCGAGGGCCGGGAGATGGTCGTGCTCTACGATAGGCAACGATCGGCGATCGTCACGTTCCTGCCTCTGGACTGCTGGGAGATGCGGCAGGGGAACTGTCCATTTGGAAGTCATTCACGGCCGCAGGATGGGGCTGCTTTATAGGCGTTTGACGAGCTTATAACGGCCCCTTAAATATCACGTTTCAGCCTTCCAAAGCGTACGCTATAATTGCGTCATCACATCGCGGGTGTTTTTTTCATTAATGTCGAGTGATACGGTAGGGTTTCGGTATTCACCGCTGGTGGGGGACAAAAATCTCAAACTGGCTGTCCAAAAATCTCAAACTAGGTGTCGCGTTATAGCCGCTCGGGGTGCT